GGGTTGTTGGGGTTAGGGGGGGGGGGGGGGGGTGTGAGGGGGGGGGGGGGGAGGGGGGGGGGATGCAGAGCTACGTGGCAGACATTTGGCCCGAGGGTGATTGGTGGCTGGCGAAGATCGTGAGTGCCGCGAAGGGCTCTAACCCGAGCCCGATCGGTCACGTGGCCATGGGTCTAACGCCGAGCGAGGCAAAGTTCACGGCCAGGGATCTGGTCAAGGCCCTTTTGGGCTCGGATGACGTCATCGTCTATTCGCAAATGAGGCCTTACCGGGCGAAGGAGAAGTAAATGGGACGGATCCGGATGATCTTCCTGGCGTTCCTTGCGCTGGCGGTCATGTCACTGATCTTGATCGCACTCCTTGGGCAGTGTGATGCGGTACCTCAGTGAGATAAGTGACGTGGTGGTTGGGCTGGGCTGCATCAGCCTGGGGCTACTTGGAAGCTTCATCGTCTATATGACGTTCAGGCGACCACCTGAATTGTAGGGAGAAGAGAGTAATGCACCAAATGCCAACTAATGGGCTGTTGAACGAGCCATTGTTCTGGGTGGGTGTTGCCCTCCTAGCCTGTTTCATCCTCTACATGATTGGAAGGTATGGCAAAAGGTGAACGAGCGTTCAGCGGACTTCTTCGATAACCTGAGTGACGGAATAGTCGGCTTCGCCTGTGTTTCGTTGATCCTGTTTGCTTGCTTAATTGCGATCCTGGTCTACAGGAGCCCCGGTGACTGACTGGGAAGATATCGACCAGTGCGAGCCCTTGGTGCCACTGGAGCACCCAATGGTCGAGGAGTGCAAACAGACCTGCTTCGCCTGTCCCGAGGCATACGAGGGACTACTGAAAGACGGCCGGGCGTTCTACTTCCGCTATCGCTATGGAACGGCCCGCCTTGGCGTTGGCCGCGTCCTGGATGATGCCGTCTGGGCCTCCTCCCCGTTGAGGAGGCATCATCCGCAGCCCCCAGAAACGCGCTACGCCCTGAAGGACGTGGGTGACGATCTCCAGGGCATGTTCGACAACACAGAGCAACGTGACGAGATCTTCAACGCCCTGATGAAGGAGGTGCTAGGGTAATGATCACCAAGGTTGTCAGGGTAGGGATCATGCTGGCCGTTGTAGCCGTAGCTGGTGCCATTCTCCTACCGCAGATCTCGTCGAAGCCCCCCAAGAAGGACCGGGGTCCAGACGTGACAGCACATGTGGACCTGGGCAAGAACCAGAACGGCCAGCCGTCGTACCGTTTCAATCCACCTCACGTGTGGATCACTGTCAGTAGGGTGCCCTTCGTGACCAACGAGGAGGTGCCCCGGGCTTGGGTGTGGGCAGTCCCGGCCAAGCGCGGAGACACCATCGTCCTCACCTTTGATCAGTCCACCGCGATTCCTTCTTGGATCTGGATCGAGGATCACGGCACCAGGGTCACCCCGAAGATGCAATCGAACGTACTAGGCACCATTTCGGTGTCCTACACGGTTCCGTAGAAAGGATCACCGTGCTCTCGCGACTGATAGTCGGAGCACTGGCTCTATTGGGAGCCATTGCGACCATCCTGGCGCTACTCGAATCGATTGGAGCGCCGAAGTGAATGAAGACGAGGCCACCAAGGACATCAAAGAGGCCCTAGAGGACTTCTACGAAGCCATCACCAATCTGGTGGAGGCCGCCGAGGTGCACGCCAAGGACTTGATGAAAGAGATCAAGGAAAAAGCGGCACAGATCAAGAACCAAGACACATGATCTTCGACGTGGACTTTATGCCCGATGAGGCCGTTGATCAGATCCTTCGACGAGTTCATTGGCCCGAAGTCGACACCCTAAATGTGGCCCACTGTGCCCGCTGTGGCACCGTATGGCCCTGCTCCATTATCAAGTCCCTTGACAGGGACAACGCAGAGTTAGGAGAAAGCAAGAAGTGAAGATCCTCTTGGGTCTCGGCGGAATCGGTGTATTCCTCGTAGGCAGCGTCATCGCGGCCGGTGGCGAGGAGACTGCCGGTTACGTCACTGGCGGTGTTGGTGTTTTGATGGTTGTGGCCGCCGCGCTCGTTCCGGGGAAGAAGGAATGACCCGTGGCCTACCCGGCAGTAGATGTACCGGTTCCGCTGCCTGACACCACCAACACCTGGGATCAGATCACATCCGCCGACTGGTTCTGGCCATTAGCGGCAGCGGTTGTGATCACCGCAGGTATCGCCATCGCCATCAGAGTCCTTGGCCTCAACATGAAGGTGCTCATCGGTATGGTGGTGGTTGCAGCACTCACCGCAGCAGTGGTCAAGTTCCTGTGAACTAGGATCTGCAAGCACGGACCCCCTCCACCTTCCCTGGGAGGGGGTCCGTTCGCTGACCAGGGTGCGCCCGTCAAGCCAAACGGAAGCATACTATGGCTCTAGGTCATTAGAGGCATCATCCCGGTGAAGCCACGAAGGCCTATTCGGAGCCCACGCCAACGGATCCCGTTGCTTCGATACGACTCGTAACCGAGTCGCCTCATCCTGAGGCCGAAGCGGCGGGATCCGAGCGCGTTCACCCGGTTGTTGGCAGCCCACTCGGCGTACAGCTTGTACAGCCGCAGCGCCTCGATCGGTGGGGTGACATCCGAAGAGTCTGGTTCGTCCTTCAGAATGACCTGGTCCTCCAGGGAATCCTGCATGAACTGAGCGACGGTGTCGGAGTCCACCTTGTACGACTCCAGGGTCTTCACCATCTCCGCCGGCTCGGCCCGTAGGCCCTTCTGCCGATACAGCAGCACACCCTCGAGTAGCCAGTTCAGGATCCCATCGGCCTCGGGTACCAGCACTCGCTCCGCGAAGGCGCCGATCTCCTCGTCCCGGCCGGCGAACACGGTGCCCATGTACACGGTGCGGATCCGGTGCCAGATTGCGTCGTCGTCCGAGTTGAGGTTCGGCAGATGGTTGGTGGCCATCCAGATCACACAGTTCGGGCGCCAGCTCTGATTCTCCTGGTACAGCCCTCGACTCGTGATCAAGTCGTTTCCCGTGAAACGTTTGACCAGCTCCTCGTCGATCAGGGTGTCTGCGCTGGTCTCCGACGTGGCCACGAACCGCTTGCCTCGAAGGTCGTGGATGTCGTTGGAGATGATCTCACCCTTGCGCACCTTGAACGTGGACGGCGCGGCTGAGGCGCCATAGTCACCAAACAGCAACTGGATCGTGCGGATCAACTGGGACTTGCCGGTACCCGATGGCCCCCAGATAAGGAACAGTTTGCGCTGGTCGGCCTCACCGAGGAGGGAGTAGCCGAGGGCTCGCTGTAGGTACTCGCGGGAATCGACATCTGGGATGGCTTCTTCGAGGAACTTGCACCAGTTGGGTGCAGTTGCACTGGGATCGTACCTAGCATGGAACTGCTTCGACAGCATGTCAGACGACTTGTGCGGTTGCAGTTCGAGGGTGGTCAGGTCCAACGTGCCATTGAACAGGTTCAGTAGGTTGCTGTTCTTGTCGAACGACCCGGCGGGGATGGACATGCCAGGTTGCCGGCGGAACGCCTCCACGGATCCGTTCACCCGTGGGGTGTTACCGCTGCTGGTGGCGAACTTGGTCATCTTCTCGGCCATCTTCACGTCGGAACAGGCGTCGGCCTCGGCGTAGATGTCCTCGGTGACCGCCTTCATCTCGTGGTGAACGCTGCCGAACTCGTCACGGACCCATCGGGTGCCGTCGTACAGGTACCAGAGCTTCTCCTTCTCCATGTACCGGTACTTGTGCCCCACTCGATGCACCAACCGCTCGGCGTTCCCGGTGTCGTTCATGCGGTAGGAATTCTCCACAATGGTGACGGTTGAATCGTTCCCGTGGGCATCGTCCAGGTTGCCTGGATTGAACTCGTAGAGCTGCCTCTTGGTTCCTTTTGTGCCATACCCCTGGGCCGCGAGGCTCTTGGCGGCGGCCTTCATGTCGCCGCCGCAGGCCATCACGGCATAGGCGGCTGGCTTCGTGTACGACGCCCCCGGCATGAACGGCGTCTCGGTGCTGAAGACGTATAGGCGGTCGCGGTCAACGGAATGACCAGTGGTAGCCGAGTGGCCATCACGGGGGTTCTTCCCAGGCCTCACCCAGTACCTGGTTCGACCGATGCGATGACTCTCCCGCCAGCCCGCCGGCTCCAAGATGTCGGCCCAGTCGGTCCGCATCTCATAGTCGTCGAATGGGGTGATTCCATCACTAGGGTTCTGGAAGGAGACGTACTCCTTCTCCTGCTCCCTGAGTGGCTGTGGGGTGACCCGATCCAGTCGAGCCAGGGCCACCTGGAGGCCGGCTTCTAGCTGCTCCAGGGTGTAAGCCACCCCGTCCTGCTCGATGACCTGACACTTGGCGGGGACATGAGCCACCTTGCGGTTGATGGTGCCGGGCAGCCGCAGCACCCTGGCCAGGTCCCCAACCCCGGTGCCGTAGTGCCATCCGCGCCGGGCAGCGGCGGCGGCGATCACGTCCTGCCACTGCTGGGACATCAGCTTGATGTGCTCCAGCGCAGTGGGATTGATCTTCTGGAAGACGTCCGTCTCGGTCAACTCGACTGGACGGTGGAGGATCCACCACGGGTACAGGCCACCACCGCTATGTACCCACAGGGATGGCTCCGGTAGTCCGGACTCTTCCAGGATCGCCTTGCAGTCGTAGACGTTGCTGGGCAGTCGCTGTGTCGTCTTGTGGCCAGGACCCTCGAGGTCCATGTCGGCCCAGAATCCAGGGAACGCCAGGGAGTCGTGCTCAGACCCTCGACCACCACCCCTGGGTGTGGTGCCGAGGGTGCAGGCCCTCAGGTAGATGCCGGCAACGCCACGAGCGTCTAGTTTCTGGACATATTCCAGAAGCTGGTCCATGTCGTCGATGTTGAAGGTCCGTCCGGCCCATTCGCCGGCCCCCGAGATGTGTATCAGTCCTGGTGAATCCCCGTGTAGGAACTCTATCCACCACCGTGCTTCAGCCAGATCTAGTGTTGGCTGGATGTGAGCGCCAGAATCAGATACAGTCATGTTGAGGGGTACCCCTAAAGCTTTGGTAGGGACTTCTCACGCCTGCCACCTTTCGGATCAAGGTGCCCGGCATGCTCCACTCTCTCCCTGTCTCGGAGGGGGTCGCCTCAGGTGGCCCCCTCCGGACTCTTTCGTGACAGGGAATCGAGCGGCGTAGCACGAGTCACGGAAGTCAGCTAAGACAACCGATCGTACGCCCTCGGGACTGCGTTAGGAATCAGAACGGTGGGTTCTGCTGGTACTGGAACGAGCCCTGTTGGGTCGTCCCGTTGCCCGGCGTGTAGCCCTGCTGACCCTGCTGGCGCAACCGATCCAGTACAGTCTGCTGCTGCTGCGGCGTGGCCTGCGGTTGTGGCGTCGGGGGGGGGCCCTGGACGTTGGTGAACTCCGGGTGCGTGGCGAGCCAGACCTGTGCCTTGGAAACCGCCATAGCGTCGCCACTGGCTGGTTCGATGACGAATGGCTGATTCCGTCCGGGTTGGCCCATGCCCTTACCCATACGTCCCAGGACGAGCTTGCCGATCTTCGGCTTCAGGCTGCTGATGAGCTGGCCCTGAAACCAGAGCACCCCACGCCAGATGTTGGTTCCGTCAGCATTGAAAGCATCCAGGTCTGCAATGTCCGCCTTGACGGCATCGGAACCCTCTGGACCGCTGTACTGGGTGATAATGCCCGTGCAGTATTCGATCGGGTGCACGATCAGTAGGTGCCCGAGGATGTCTCGGGGGTTCAGCCGATCACCACCGGCTGCCGGATCTTCGAATGTCACTTCTGCCCTCTCTTCTCCCTGAGCTGGCGCATGCGTTCGTGCGCCTCTTCGTCCATGGGGCGGCGCCACACCCCTTCGGTCTCCTTCTGTCCGAGCCCTTGGGGGTGGACGCAGGTGCCGTTGTATCGGTGTTCATCGAAGCCGGTGACCCCACCGAAGGTCCGGTGACACGTGGGGCAATGTGCCTGGGACGGGGTGGGCATCTTGCACCCTGGGGTGCACTTGGTCCCGATCATCGGTTACCTGCCCCAGGTGCCTGGTCGTACCAGGCATCGCTTTGTCCACCAAACCAGCCCTCCAGCTTTCTCAGGCTACGAACGCGAACGTACCCTGCTGGGTCGGCTGCCCTGAACATGATCGCCTTGTGGGTGCCCGGTACCTGTGACCACTGTCCGAAGTGGACTTCGAATCCCTCTTCGTCGTCCATCAGGTCATCTTCCCGGACAACCCTGATCGTTGGCTCCTTGTCCATCTTCTGGTCCCTGTCTGTAGAAGGGGCACCAACCACACAAATTGGACGGGGTCGCTTCGATGGCTTCCCAACGGTGAGGGTGATTGGTGATGTCCAGGTCCAATAGTCTTGCACCAAGCTGATAGACCCTGTCAAGGGCCTGTTGGGCCACTTCTGGCCGATAATCGTCCACCCATACGTACATGCTCCCGAGCCAGCCGGCACGGCCCAGGGCCACGATGCAGATCTTCTCCACGGGCCTACCTGCCCTGACCTGGCCCATGCCGTAGAGGTTGAGCTGGGTGATGTAGCTGTCAGGGGGGCCCTCGGCCTTGAACTTGGCCAGGTTCTTGGAGCTGACCGTCTTCCAGTCGATGATCATTTTGCGCCGCGCGTCGTACAGGTCAGAGTGCCCGATGATCAGGTCGTCGGGCATCACGGTCATTTCCGTCAGGTAGCGCGTAGAGTTGGTATAGGAGCTGTAACTCCGCACCGCCTGCTCTAGCCACGTATGCACCGAGGTACCCACGATCGCCGGCCACGGGTCGTACTCGTTGACGCCTTCTATGCCAGCTATCCGGTACGCAAGTCTTCGGTCGCACTTGTCCCCTAGCTCGGACGGGCCGATCGCCAACTGCTTGTGACGGGGGTCTTCGGCATCGGCCCAGAGGATGAGGTCGGTCAACTCTTTCTTGATCTCCGCCTCTTCGCCACTCAGATAGCCCGCCGGGTCTTCGAAGAGACTGGGTGGTAGCGATAAGTATCCCATGTCATAACAGGTGGGATGCCGTGTCTGACCCTCCTCGTAGGGGGTCATGACCTGATGACAGACCTGACAAGTGATCACGGGGTGATGCCTCGGATGACGATGCCAGGCACCTCGTCCCGATAGATGAAGTAGCCAAGGACGCCAAGATCCTCGTACCTCATCTCACCCTTGTCGCACCAGGCCTTGACCCGCTGTTGACTTACTCCCAGGTGTGCCACGACGGCAACCATAGGGACCAGGTCCGACAAGTTCGTGTCCTCGGGCAGCTTGTCCAGGGCCTCCTGCGCATCGAGCCACCACTTGGCCACTTTGATCGCCGTACTCAGTTTCATGCCCTGTTTGCCCGATTCCCACTTGCGCAGGCTCTCCGGGGAGACGCCGATGAGGGCAGCCATGCCCGTTCTCGACATGTTCAGGTCACGGCGCATCTCTTGGAGATTTCCGTCGAAAACGACCCTCATTCCGAGGGCCACAACATCGGGTCGGGTCGACATCATCAGATTCTAGCTACTGGTACCCCATATGTCAAAAATAACGTCTTTGGCAAATATGTATGATCATGCCTATGGGGTTCTCCCTGAAGAAACGGTTCAGCCTCCTTCCGGCCGAGGTCCGGGAACAGTGGTTGGCCGAATTCTCGGACGAGATGCTCGAAGAAATCGCTAGAGAGGAATGGTGGTGGACCGCTCGCCCCGAGCAGATCCCGCCAATGGGCCCGTGGTTCGTTCTCCTCTATCTAGCGGGACGGGGCTCGGGTAAGACCAGGGCGGGTGCCGAATGGCTCGCCGAGCGGGTCATCAACCACCCGGTGGACAGGTCGGGCGCATCCACTGAGCATTTGGTTATTGCCCCTACCCTCTCTGATGCAAAGACGATGTGTATCGAGGGTCCGAGCGGCCTGATCCGGGTCCTTCAGCGGCGCGGATTCCATGAGGTCACCAACAACATGCGACGACGCCTACGGGACAACGAGTACAGGTACGTTCGCAGTCAGAAGCCAGTGATCATCATCGGTCGTTACAGCGTGAAGATCTACTTCGAGGGGGCTGACCGACCAGACGTAGGGCGCGGATATAATGCTGCATCAGGTTGGCTCGACGAGATCATCAAATGGCCGTACCCCAAGGCAGCCTGGATCGAGGGCATCATGCCTGCGATGCGATCCGACCTGGAGGGGGACCACCCCCGCATCTTCGTCACCACCACTCCCAAGCCACTGGACCTGCTGTACGAGTGGGTAGAGCGCGAGGATGGCAGCGTTCACGTAGTCCGAGGGTCGACCTACGACAACTCCGACAACCTCTCCGAGTACACCCTCAATGAGCTACGCAACCGGTACGAGGGAACCACCATCGGCCGCCAGGAGCTGTACGGGGAGCTGCTAGACGCCTTCGAGGGGACCCTCTTCCATCAGCACGACATTGATGTCAACCGACTCGACATCCCGCCGGAGCTGAGCCAGATCGTCGTTGGCGTCGACCCATCCCTCACTGGTGAGGACGCAGAGATGGGCATCGTCGTTGTAGGTCGGGATGCGCAGGGTCATCTCTATGTCCTGGCGGACCACACCGTCCTTGGCATCGGCAAACCTGTTGTAGAGCATGCCTGGAGGATATTCGACCAGTATCGATGCAACCGCATGGTCTGCGAAGTGACCCAAGGTAAGGAGTGGCTGTCCCAGACCCTGAGTGACGTCTTCAACGACCTGAAGAAGCGGGAGAAGATGTTCCCCAACATCACCTCCGCACCGGTCAGGAAGATCGACTCGAAGCGGGGTAAGCGGCTACGTGCCCAGCCAGTGGCCATGCGTATGGAGCAGGGCCGGGTCCATATGGTCGGGCGCCACGAGAAGCTGGAACGGCAGATGGTGACCTGGGTACCGGAGACCACGGCCCGGACGCACCGTCAGTCCCCGGACCGGTTGGATGCCATGGTCCATGCTGCCTGGCACTTGATCCAATTCGACAAGCGGCAGGTAAGGGCCGGTCGCTCCAGGGCCGCCATCCCAACCAACGCCGGGATCGAGATGCGCGAGGGTACCAGTGGTCTGTATGTCCCCGACTACTTCAACGAGGTGGGCCGGGCAGATGGGCATCGTCTGGGCAACAGCTACACAGACATCATCCGCCCACGCTATCCATATCAATAGGGGATCCCATACCTTATTCTTGCCCCATGACGATCTACCTGGTGTTTTGCGCCTTGTTGCTGGTCTTGGCAACAGCGCGAGTCACCCAGGTGATAGTCGCCGACAAGATCACCGAACCATTGCGCTCGTGGATGTTGCGGCGAAATGGGGAGGAGGGTTGGTTTACCGCACTGGTCCACTGCTCGGATTGTGTATCTGTCTGGGTGGGATTCGCGTGGGCAACGTACGGCTGTTGGTTCCTGGGCTTCGGCTGGGAGCTGCTGGCGCCTCTTGGGTTTGCCTTGTCATACCTTACAATCCTGCTCAATGATCTAAGGGGTAGTTGATGGCCAGGTCGTTGCTTACGGGAAAGGAAGTGCTTCCGGCACGTCGATCTGTGTCAATGGCTGCGTCCAAGGTGGATCTCAAGGACCCCTCCTGGCGTACCTTTCGTCTTCGCAACGAGACATGGCAAGAAGAGGCCTGGCGCTTCTATGACCTAGTGGGCGAGCTACATGCGGCGGCCACCTGGATGGGCAGCGCCTGCTCCAGGGTTCGGATCTTCGTGGCTGTCATCGACAAATATGGACGAATCGGTGAAGAGGCACGAGCCGACGAGGTCCAGGCCTTGTCAGACACCCTGTTCGGTGGCCCCGCCCAGAAGGCTGAGGCCCTACGACTCATGGGCATCAACCTCACCGTGGCTGGTGAGTGTTACATCGTCGGTAGGTCCAAGGCCAACGAGCGGGACAAGTGGTTTGTCCTGTCCCCCAGCGAGATCCGGCGCTACGGCGGCGGCCTCAGGTGCAACCTGGGCCAAGGCATCTATATGGATCTGGACCCAACTCGTGATCTGGCCATCCGGGTCTGGACGCCCCACCCGCGCATGGGATGGTGCTCCGACTCGCCCACCCGATCGGCCCTGCTGATTCTACGGGAGATCGAGCAGCTTACTCGGTTCACCTTCTCCCAGATCGACTCGAGGTTGTCGGGGGCTGGGCTCCTGGTCATTCCCTCCGAGATGGACTTCCCCGACGCCGACGTAGATGAGAACCCCGTCGACACCTTCGTCAACATGCTCGGTGAGGCAATGTCCGCCTCCATGGCACAGGATGGCACTGCCAAGAGTGTCGTCCCCGTCGTCGTCGAGCGTCCGCGCTCCGAGGTTGGTGGCGCCGAGAACAAGTTCGAGCTGATCAAGTTCGACTCCGAGCTGTCGGAGAAGGCCAAAGACCTACGCGACGAGGCGATCCGACGACTGGCCCTGTCCATGGACATGGCCCCGGAGATTCTCCTTGGTAGTGGCGAGGTCAGCCACTGGCAGGCGTGGCACGTAGAAGAGTCCACTGTCAAGATTCACATCGAACCGATGATGAACCGGATCTGCGACGCGCTCACCCAGGCGTATCTCAAGCCGGCGCTGAAGGTCATGGGGATGAACCCCGATTCCTACACCTTCTGGTTCGACACCGCCCCCCTGACCGTACGGCCGAACCGACTGCAAGACACCCTCAACCTGTACGAGCGGGGCATCACCTCCAAGGAAGAGGTGCTGGAGGCGGGCAACTACAACCCGAACACGGCCCAGCCCGACGAGGAAGAGGACACCCAACGGTTCATGCGGGAGCTGGTGCTGCGGGATCCGAGCCTGTTCGCGGTACCCGAGGTACGCGTCGCCCTGGGTGTGGACATTCAGATCGCCACCCCTGCGATAGAAGGCGTCCCCGGCGAGACGCCCCCACCACCGCCGCCGGCCCCGGAGCGCTCTATCGAGCAGGAGGGTCCAGATGCACCGCCGCAGCCACTGCCGAGGCAGCCGGCCTCCACGACGGCGGCACCTACCGGGACCGTCGTTGCCTCCATTGAATGGGAGGCGCTCCCGGCGCCCAGCGCACTGCTCGTAGCAGCCGATGCCAGCGTCCGTCGCGCCCTGGAGGTAGCTGGTAAGCGGCTACACAAGAGTCGGGATCGGGATCGGTGGTCCCAGTATCCACCGCATGAGCTGCACCGGTACCTCAAGGTGAAAGACCATGAGCATGCTCAGCGATTGCTGTTGGGTGCCTGGGGTCAGCTCAGTTGTGTGGTCGAGGGCCTAGAGGCTGACCCCCACGATCTTCAGCACCTACTCCACAACTACTGCACCCAGCTTCTGATCCTGTCCATGGGTCATGATCGCAACCTACTTGCCGTAGCCCTTCAGCGTGGTGGGTTCAGTGTCTAGCCGAGACGAGCTTCGTCGCCGGCACGCTGAAGAGGTAGATGCCCTAGAAGCTACCGTTTTCTCGCATCTGTACCAGTCGCTGGTCCAGTGGCTCAAGAAGGTGCTGGACAAGATCCTTGTCCCGTTCGATCTATTCGGAGTCAAGCCCGACGCCAATGCAGTCTGGTCCGCTGTCCCCGAATGGGAGGCTGTCGCCGACCACATGGCCTATGACCATCTCGGTCAGGTTGCCGACCGGGGTGGGAACGGGGTTGGCGTATCAGGCAACTCCTTCGTCCAGGCGCAGTTGGCTCGCACCAGGAACCTGCTGGCACGGGTCCCTAATGACGTCTACAACATGGTGTTTGCGGAGATCTCCGAAGGCGTCAATGCTGGCGAGCCCAATGAGGACATCGCGGCACGTGTGCAGAGGGTACTCGAGACATCGGGTAGTGAGCTGTGGCGCAACCGAGCCATGACCATAGCCCGGACGGAAACCATCAGGGCCTACAACGCTGGCGCCATCGGCTCGGCGTTCCGGGCCCAGGATGCCGAGCAGATTCCGATGGTCAAGGAGTGGCTGGCCACCGAGGATCAGAAGACCAGGGCCAGCCACCGGCTGGCTGATGGCCAGGAACGTCTTCTTATGGAGCCATTCCAGGTGGGAGGATCATTCCTGATGTTCCCAGCGGATCCGATGGGGCAGCCCGAAGAGGTCATCAACTGTCGATGCACGATGATCGTGAAGGAGGCGGCGGGTGCTTGAACTACAAGACTTCGTCGTCGATCTGAGTAGCCCCGGCGCAAGGCGACTCTTCGAATACTGGGTACATGGCGAGGGCGCGGTCAAGGTCCGCTGGTTCACCGATGGATCCATGAAGCGGTGTATCCGTCACCTCACCGGCAAGGTGCGCGACCCTGGTGGCCTGTGCGCCGAGTATCACAAGGCAGCCACTGGGGAGTGGCCAGCGGAGAAGGGCATCCAGTCCTCCGCCGGCACCGAGGCCATGCAGATGTTCGGTCTGCGTTGGCGCGGACTGCTGGCACTGGTAGGGAAGTCGACTGGGGACCGGCGCAGGATCAAGCCTGGAGCACTGAGCACCCGACACCTTCCCCTGCCGCTGCTGTGGCAGCGCGCCTCTGTGGCTGGCAAGCACGACGGGGCCGTGGTGGTAGGTCTTGCCGACCGCATCGAGATGACCGACACCGGCATCTGGGGCGAAGGCGACCTGTTCACTCCCGACCCGTCGATCATGCCCCGGCTAGCGGAAGATGTAGCGGAGCTTCGATACATCACGGAGCAGGGTCTGGGTGGTCCCAGCGTAGACATTCAGCTTGATGATCTCGTCTTCGAATACCAAGGTAACGAGGCGGTCGTCACCAACGGGCGCATTGCCGCCATCACCCTGGTGCAGGTCCCGGCGTTCGCGGAAACCAAGGGCGCCTTTGAAATCTATGACCATGAGGGGTTGCTCCTGGCGTCTGTTGGAGTGATGCGCCCTTTTGACTTCATCACCCTAGATCAGTGGGAGGAAAAGAAGCACCCAAGGGATGCTGAGGGCAAGTTCAAGGAGAAGCCTGGTGGTGGCGGGCTACCGGATCTGCCCAGCATCCAGGGCGACTCTGCGGACATAGAGGACCTGTTCGGGCACATTACCGAGGCCAATGACGACGGTCAGTTGCGGGTTCGGCCGATGATTCAAGAGGCTACCTCGACAGAGGGGGTCGTCAAGGCCCTGGTAGCCGAGATGAGGCGACTGGGGAACGACCACGCTGCTCACGAGCACCGGTATGACTTCAAGGGATTTGATCTTCAAACATCCAAGGACTATGCCGAGGGCATCCTGAAGGTTCTGGAGATCTTTCCTAAGATTAAATTCGGTGGCGCCTTCCCAGAGGGGCAGGCTAGAGGACAGGCGCCTCGTGCGTGGGCACACGCCCACGTAGGCGGAGCGTTCATCACCTTCAGCCAGTGGTGGTCTTCTTCGAAGCATCGGGATCAGCTTGAATTTGGCATTCGTCAAAGTGCACTTACCAACTGGTCGTCACCGAATTCGGATGACCCGCAAAGTGTTGCCATTCATGAGGCAATGCACATTCTGCATTACGAACTGACCGATCAAAAGGAAGATCTCAGTCAGCTAGACAGAATGCAAGCGGCTATTGAGCAGTTCGATACAGGGAAGGGGGATGTTGACCGAGGTAAGTATGGTATCTCCCGGTACGCCAACAAGAACCTCTTCGAGCTGTTTGCTGAGGCTGGTACAGATGTCTTGATCAATGGGGATGACGCCGCACCCGCCTCGAAGAAGGTCTTTCAGATGGCCGTCGAGGACTACGAGCGCCGGCTCGGTCCCATCGGCAGCCCCTTTGTCCATGTGGACACTCCACAGCAGAAGACAGCGAAGAAGGTACGGGACGCTTTCGACAAGTTCCTGACCACTGGAGACGCCTCGGATCTCAGGGTCCTGAGCAAGAAGGAGCTTACCGACGCAACGAAGCAACTGACCGGTGAGGATCCCGACCCCCGCGACGAGATGCTGGCCCTGCGACTTCGACTACTGAACAGCCGCAAGGCCAAGATGAAGGACAGGGAGTCTGGCTGGGTCATCGACTTCGTCGATCGACTCTTTGTTCGGGAGCGGAGTAACGCCGAAAAGGTTCTCAGTGAGCATGGCGAGATGCTGACTGACATCGCCAAGCATCTTGGCATCAAGACCAAGCGCAAGGAGCCTGAAGACGAGCTACGTGAACGGATTCTCGACCGCATCTTCGGTGCCCAAAAGAAGGAGAAGGCACCTCCTGCCCCGAAGTCTGAGGGTCAACCAGAGAAGCCGAAGGTGCTCGGTGACGACGACTATGCCAAGTTCCGCTACTTCCTGGAGCTGAAGCGGGACAAAGCTGGTTCCACTGCGGCCTTGGCCGAGGAGCTTGGCGTCAACAGGTCCACACTGGACGGTTGGCTCAAGGGTCGTAAGCCACGGGACAAGGCTCTGGTCGCCCGCATTCTGGATGAGAACATCGAGAAAGTTAAGATCAATAGCCCTGAAGTGGACCGCATCAACAACGCGTTCAGGGATCTGATCGACAAGCGGGACCGAACCGGGCTCGACAACCTTCACACCGACGAGCTACGCCGCGCTGTCAAGGAAGCGGGGATCAAAGGCGTCCGGGCCAATGCCTCTCGCGACACCCTGATCAAGAAATTGTTGGAGGTCGCCCATAGCCAGCAGGCCGATAAGCCAGGTTTCGGTCACTTCGTCGATCGACTGTACGCGGTGTCGCGCACCGAGGGTCGAAAGATGCTCAAGGACCAAGATGTGGTAAATATTGCCAACGAAGCTGGCATAGACATCTTTGGCATGGTCTATAGCGAAGACATCATCAAGAAGATCCTTGATGGGATCCATAGGCCTTGGCGACCTCGGTTGCCGGACCCCCCTATCCCCAAGCGGGATGTACCCAAGAAGTCACAGAAGTATCACCTGAACCTGGAGGGCATCGAAGACCTGGCCAAGCGCGTCGAGGCTGGCTTCGAGGGCGCCGAGCGGAAGAGAATTGCCAAGGGTGCCCAGGGCGGGCTGAAGGAGCGGATCACTCTTCCGGATGGCACCAAGATCTTTGGTAAGCAGCTCCATGGTGACATCGGACTTGGCGGCAAGGCCAAAGACATTGCCGATCGAGAGCAACTGGCCTCACGGGTAGGCCAGCTCCTTGGCGCCCCGGTACCCCGGGTCTACCGGACCGGTGACGACCAGATTTACACCGACTGGGCCGAGGGCGCGGCACTGTGGGGGGTTTACAAGCGGGACCGGGGCCGCTTCGACCGGGCCATGCAATCTGATGATGCCAAGCTGTTGGGACTGCTCGACCTCCTGGTCAATAACCACGACCGTCACAACGGCAATATGACCCTGACCAAGGATGGTCGTCTTACGGGCATCGACCATGGTTTGGCCTGGAATGCCTCGAAGTGGCTTCTACAGGAACACGACCGCACAGCCAAGGAGAACCGCCTCTGGGGATTCGCCCAGGGGCCAATGGTCGATCACTACCTCGGTACCGGTGGTCAAGGTCAGTACCTCAAAGACAACCCACTCACGCAGGATGACATCGACTACCTTCGGGGGAAGCTCAAGGAGCTGGAGCCTGAGTTCGAGCACCTGGAGCACCCCGACTGGTACAAGTACATGCACGAGGTGCTTGGCCTACTGGAGCCGTACGCCAAGGGCAAGAAGAACCTCGTGGCCCCGGAAAGGCCCAAGAAGACGGAGCGGACCAAGTCCGTTGCCGCACAACGTGCGGAGCTGCGTAGGTTCCACGCTGACATCGAGTCGTTGGGTGACCTCCCCGAACTGGTAGCACAGTACGACGACGGCAGGGGGCAAGGCTTCCAGATCAAGGACATTCTCTACGAGGGGGGCATGGGTGGCCACCAGGTGAAGGTCGCCTTCGATGACGGCAGGGCGATGTTCATGAAGGACTTCGGTCCACCCGTCGAGGAGTGGACGAAGGAGAGGATCGACGCCGAGCAGCTCGGTGCAGAGGTTGCTCGGGCACTAGGAGTCAGGGCACCCCGGGCTGCCCGTGACGAAGAGGGCCGGATCTTCACCAACTGGATCGAGGGCGTCCCGTACGAGCATTGGAGCGCGCATCAATTCGACCCGACAGCCTTGGCGGAGGTGTTGGAGTCTCCCGAAGCTCGCAGGATCAGCCTACTGGACGTTCTCATCGCCAATGACGATCGTCACGAGTACAACGTCATGGTCGATCAGCAGGGGCGGATCCACGCCATTGACCACGGCCGAGCCTGGCGCGAGGAAGCGGTCAGGCACTTCTACACCATTGACGATGAAGAGAAGTTCCTGAAATTCATCGACGAGAGGCCCATCTTCCTCAGTGGCGTGGTAGACCACAACGGCTACTTCAGGGGCACGAAGGCTGACCTGGACGAGATCAGGGAAAAGCTGCACGACCTCCACCCGAGCTTCAAGAAGCTCGACCGGGAGAAGTGGCTTCGCTTCAGCCTGGACATGGTCGACGAGCTGGAGAAGATCCTGCCGCCGGCAAACTACGACTCCGGCGAATCGGATGCCTCTGGCCCCGAGTTCCTTCCGGACGTCCCTGAATACACCACGGCAGTGCGACCGGCCCTGGAGGCAGCTCGCACTGCTCCCGAGGTGCGTAGGGCCTTCGCTCAGGAGGCTACCCGGATCACCGGAAGGTTCATCCCCTTCATCGCCAGTGGCTCGGGTGCGACTGCCCGTGAGCATGCTGAGGGCATCTTGCGCGGATTGGAGATGTTCCCCAAGGCGAACCTGAGGACCGTTACGGAAGGATCGCTCGAAAATGCATATGCCGTAGCTAGCTGGGATACGGTGATTTTCAATTACCATTGGACCACAGGAGCCGGTAGGAAGGATTACCTCGCGTCCCTCGCCGAGGGCGTTGTTGGTTACGAGGACAGTGAAAACTGGCACCCGCGCGGATCCGACAATCCCATAGCCATCGCCCTCCATGAATTTGCTCACATCCTGGACATCGGCAGCCTCAGTCAGAGGATCCATAAGCAGGTCAACGCCCTGGTGACCAAACATCTCAGGGAAGCCCGAAAGAGGCTCAGGGCGCTGGGCGCACCGGAATCCAGGGTCAAGGAGCTTACCCGTGCAGATGTGATCCAGCATCTGGTTAGTGAGTATGCGACGACGAACACCATAGAGCTGATCGCTGAGGCCTTCATTGACGCCATGGTTAACCGGGACCAAGCCTCTTCCCTGTCCAGGGAGATTTTCGATCTACTCAAGGGCGCGTACGATAAAAAGCACGCAGAGGGAGGGTAGGCATGACAATCGGTCCCAGGTCACAATGTTCCACTTGCTCCCGATATAGATCTCCATTTTCCCGAGAGGGGGAGATGGTCACAGGTGGTCCATTCTGTGAGGCTTTTCCTGGAGGAATCCCCATGAGGGTCTACCGGAACCAAGTGGATCATCGGAAGCCAGTTCCGGGGGATCATGGGATCCACTGGGAATCGAACGGTCGACCGTTCCCTGAGGAGGTCTTCCGGATCAACAAGAAGCTGAGTGAGGAGGCGAACGATGACGGACGGGAGGAGGCTGGAGCTGAGGACGACTGACGATGATCAGGTCCATGCCACGATCAGGCTGCTCGGTGACGTTGTCGAGGTCGAAGGCGAGCAGACAGCTCGGCGCATCATCGACTCCTGGGCCAGGGCGCTACGTGGCTCAGACGCCGATGCCTTCGAGTATCTGTGGCGTGCAGGATGGGCCAACGGACCCGTGGCCCTGGTTCCAGTAGGGGGCAAGGACAGTGACGAGTCAGACCCGCTCCCAATGTGACACTTGCATTCATTTCAGGTCGATCCTGGAGGAACCGCAGCTCGCCGCCCGTGGTGAGGACTCCACCTGCGCCGCCTTCCCCAGCGGGATCCTCGACATCATCTATGAGAATGGCTTCGACCATCGCAACGAGTTCCCTGGTGACAACGGGGTGCGGTGGGAGTCTAATGGTGAAGAGTTCCCAGAATGGGCATTCCACCCCGATGTCCTAGCGGAGGTCGACGAGTGACCGTCAACAGCAGCTCGTGGCACAAGATGCAGGTCGCCGATCGGGATCAACCGTTTGATGCCGACGACGCGATCAAGCGTCTGTTCGAGCGTGCCGCTGAGCCAGGGAGTGCCTTCTTCTACCGCAACGAGCAGGGTGACCCCAAGAACAAGGAGTCTTACCGGCTGCCCTTCGCTGACGTGATCGACAACAAGCTGGTCCTGATACCCCACGCTATCTATGCTGCTGCCGCCCTCCTGTCCGGTGCCCATGGTGGCTTGCCAAACATCCCAGACAAGGAGAAGCAGCAGATCCGGGACATCATCAGCGAGGTGTACATCAAGCTCCGGGAGATGTTCAATGACCCGCGCATCCGTCCTCCATGGGATCGGGGCAAGCCTCCGGAGGAGAGGAGCGACGCCAACATGACCACCATCGTCATCGAGCCCGGCGAGGTCACCACGTCAACTGCTTCGACCTTCCACTGGGCGATGCTCCCGAGTGGGGAGATGACCAACTTCGCCAGCGACTCCAGGGAGCCGTACGGCGACGTCGACTACGCTGACCCGGGCTATCAGGACGATGAGGTGAAGCGGTACCCCATCGACACCGAGGAGCACGTACGCGCCGCCTGGTCGTACATCAACCAGCAGAAGAATGCCTCCAAGTACAGCTCCGAGGATCTCGAGAAGATCCGTAACAAGATCAAGGCTGCGGCTACCAAGCTGGGTATCGAGATCGCCGAGGAGATGGCCGCAAAGGACGATGAAGAGTGCCCACCCGGTGAGCACAAGATGCCTGACGGTACCTGCATGAAGGACGAGGACATGGAAGAGGGCTACGCCCTTCTAGCTGCCGGCGTTCTCCGTCCACCTGGTCATTGGTTCGGCAACCCGAAGTTGACCTCCCCCACCCCCATCCAGGTCGACGACGATGGTCGGGTCTACGGGCACCTGGCTCAGTGGGGCATCTGCCATGTGGGCATTGGCAACGCCTGCGTCAGTGCCCCCAAGAGCAGGACCAACTACAGCTTCTTCAAGACCGGCGAGGTGGTCCTTGCTGATGGAAGTTCTATGGCAGTGGGCAAGATCTCGCTCGGTGGGGGACACGCCTCCCCCGGGCTCGGCTACGTACCCACCCTGGAGCACTACGACTCCACATCCTCCTGTGTTGCAGTGGTCAATGCCGGAGAGGACCGTTACGGAATCTGGGTGGCGGGTTCTGTCGTTCCTGGCCTGGACGAAACGAAGGTAGCCGCGTTCCGTAGATCCCCGCTGTCCGGTGACTGGCGACGGATCGGGGGCAATCTTGAATTGGCTGCGGCCCTGTGCGTTAATACCCCTGGGTTCCCTGTAGTTCGGATGAAGGATGATCTTCAGTTCAGCCTGGTGGCCGCCGGTGTCATCAATGGGGCAGTAGAGATCATTCCGGACACCAACGACGAGGTGGACGAGAAGGCGAAGAAGCTGGAAGAACTCGCTGCTTGGCGCCGTGCTCGGCAGTGGGAGGAGCTGATGGCTGACTAGGAGGGGCGATGGGGTGCAACTGCGGAGGGGCCAAGAAGAAGGTGTACGTCGTCACCCTGCCCAATGGCACGGTCGTTGAAGTTGCCAACGAGGCTCAGGCCCGGATCGAGGTCACCAAGGCCAACGGGGGGACCTACAAGGCTCGTGCCGCGTAGTTCATTCCCTGAAGGGTGGGCACGGTATAGGCAAGCATGGCTTGCCATCTGTGCCGGTATCGGATACCAGTTGCACCTGAGCAGGCCAGATGGGTCTGTCTGTGTCGATCAAGCGGTACTGAGACTGGGCACCATCCAGTTCGTTCAGCTCGCGGCTCCGGAACCGAAGGTCAATGTGCCCGATGATGAGGGATTCCTCCCGCTCTTGGCCGATGTCGATCATAGGAGTGCCGCATCCCCAGGTTATCTCCATCAGCTTGCCAGGTACGAGTGTCGAGATGATCATTCGGATCGTGAAGATATCAGTGCCGTCGACACGTTCGATGACGAGTCGTTCGACAAGTCCCCGGATAGGGGCGACTTGGACCTGATCATCGTTCACTTGCTTGCTCCGTTTCCCCTCGAGTTGGTGCGGCCAGCGTGAATCTGGTTCGGGTCGTTCTCGCTGAGGGTGGCCGCGAATCCACGGGGCATGTGAGTGATGGCGTAGACGATCGCGCCACGTAGCCACTCCGACCGGTTGACGCCTTCCGCCTCCACGACCGTGTCGAGCTTGTCCAGTAGCGCGACGTCGATCTTCGTTCCTACGATGAACACCTTTGCCATCCGTTAACCTTAACAGGTTCTTATTCGCTCGTTGGTAGTCGATCACAGGGGACGGTCACTCTGTCCTCGCCGCAGGCCCGCCACAGATCCAGTTCCCTCTCCAGCTCGTGCTGGATTCTCTCCTCCGAGGTTGCTGGCCGCGAAGGCTTGCGACTGTGCCCGTTGTCGCCGGCACAAGCCACAAGAATCACAGCAATTCCTAGCAGAATCACCGTGATCCCATACACCACCTTCACTCTCATGGAGCAAAGGTAGCACAGGGTACCCCTAGTCGAAATCTCCGAGTTGTTGATTACATCCAAATTTGTTTGTAGACTTCCCACAACCGAGGCAAATGGCTAGGGGCCGCTCGGTCGAATGATCCTGATTTCGACCATGGAGTGGTCCCGTGTTTGTTATCCCCGAGAACCTGGAGCAGTACAGCGTCCACGGTCTCCAGGACCTGGCCAAGATCGCTGACCAGGAACTGAAGACCCTCGTTGCCTCGGTTCAGAACCCCCAGGATGTCTCCGACGAGACACTGGAGCGTGGTGAGGCGCTGAAGACCTTCACCAAGAGCGTCGACGCCGAGATCAAGGCCCGCACCGAGAAGGCATCCCGCTTCGCCAAGATGAGCGAAGACGAGGCAGCCGAGACCGAGGAAGAGGGCTCCGAGGCGCCGGCCGAGGGCGAGGGCAGCGAAGACGAGGAGAGCAAGAAGGAGTACGCCACCACTGTTGCGGTGACGACCCCGGCTGGCACCCAGCTCGTTTCCGCCACCATCACCAAGGGCGCCCCCGAAACCACCGTCCGTCCGGGCATTGCTGATGTCGTTGGTGCCAGCACCAACGAGCCGATCCCGGTCCGCAACGGTGACCACTACAGCATCGTTGCCGCAGCCGACCTCGGCATGGACCTTCCCGCTGGCGCGGACATCGGTTGGGAGGGACTCGGCAAGGCGTTCGAGGCCCGTGTCCGGTCCTACCCGACGAAGCCGACCGCTCGCCGTGGTGCCAAGTTCAATCGGCTCCAGAACACCTTCGCCCTGGTCCGCCGGGAGTTCCCGGAGCACCAGCAGCTCCTGGACAACGACGGCGAGATGTCGCTGTACACGAAGCTGAACAACGTTTCCAAGACTTCTCTCCAGCGTGCTGGCGAGTCGATGAGCGCCCTGACTGCTGCGGTTGGCTGGTGTGCTCCGTCCGAGACGATCTACTCCATCTGCAACCCGGTTACGGCCGATGGCCTACTGGACACACCTGAGGTCGTAGCTCGGCGCGGTGGCATCCGGCACAACCAGGGCATCGACTGGGTCACCTTCTTCGGTGGCACCTATCCGGCACTGGACACCAACGTCCCGGGTATGTCCATCCTGACTGAGGCTCAGGTCATCGCCGACACTGCCAAGACCTGCCTGGAGATCGACTGTCCACCGTTCGTTGACGAGCGGCTGAACGTCGCGGCCCTCTGCCTCACTGGCTCCCTGCTCCAGAACCGGGGCTACCCGGAGTATGTCAGTGAGTTCACCCAGGGCGCGATGGCGGCGTTTGCTCACTTCGTCAACCGGGAGGTCATCGACATCATCGAGGACGGCTCGGTTGCGGTCACCTTGGCCGCCACCGACCCGTGGGTCGCTGATGGCACGGTCCTGTCCAACCTGATGTCGGCTGTGGAGTACGCGGTCAAGGACATGAGGTACCGGCTGCGGCTGTCGATGTCCGCGCCGATGGACGTCGTGCTGCCGTACTGGATCGGCGCGATGCTGCGGGCCGACTACATCCGGCGTAACGCTGCGGCCAACGACGACTTGGCCGACTCGCAGATCGCCTCGATGTTTGCCACTCGTGGTGCTCGGGTCCAGTACGTCTACGACTGGCAGGACGCCTTCTCCGGTGTTGCCGGCGGCTTCGGTGCAACCACCGCCCCGACTGCCGTCCCGACCACGGTGCGGTTCCTGATCTGGCCTCCGGGGACCTGGGTCATCGCTCGTCAGGACGTCATCCGCCTGGACACCGTGTACGACTCGGTGAACCTCCAGCAGAACCTGGTCACTCAGCTCTTCATGGAGGACGGGTTCCTGCCAATGCGGATGTGCCCGCTGTCTCGCGTCTACACCGTGCCGATCTGCCCGAACGGCAGCACGGGGTTCCAGCGTGAGATCGACTGCATCACGGTCGCATAAGGAGTTCTGACCATGGCTGTAGCTCGACCGATCAACGTGACGACGACGGGAGCAGGCAACGCGGTAGCGGCGCCTGCCACCCTCTACGGCGTCTCGGTGCGGGAGAACGCTGGTTCTGCCGCTGCCACAACCCTGACCGTCTTCGACGCCACGGCGGGAACCGCCGCTGCCGCGATCGTTGCCACCGTTCGGTTGGCGGCTGATGGCAGTGGGTTCATCTGGTTCCCGCAGGGAATCAAGATGGCGACCGGTGTCCGAACCAACACAGCCGGCACCGTCGAGGGTGTCGTCTACGTCGGCTGAGGGAGTTTGATATGGCACTGTCCCATCGGGGCTGGACCAATGCGGCAGCCGGGACGCTCCACACCGGAGCGGCCACGGTCTGGTCCGTGAATGCCACCGCGTCTGCTACTGGCACCTTGCAGATCTATGACAACACCTCCGCTGCGGGAACGTTGATCTTTGTTGCCGAGCTGGCCGCTGGCGCGAATGTCAACTTCCAGGCGCCGGGTGGAATCAAGGTCAGCACGGGGATCCATGTGGTCCAGTCCGGCACCGCCGAGGGCGCGATTCTTGTCTCGTGATCAAGGGCCTGGTCCACACGGGCCAGGCCCCTTCACTGCGAAGGGAGGTGGGTCATGGCAGTAACCGCCAATGCAAGGTTCTACGTCGAGGCACCTGGTGTCACCGACCGCTATGGGCTGTTCAAGGTTGCCAATGGCCCGCTCCCTCTGCCTCGTCAGGCGATTTTCGGTGGTCTGGAGTTCGAGACGGGTCGCTGCGAGCTGCCTACTGGTCTGGAAAACCAGTGTGTCATCGACGACGCGGAGACCAAGGAGTTCGAAACAGGCCTGACCACGGTGACCGCCAACGGCTTCACGGTCAGGTCCAGCTTCATCTGCGGTGCCGTTGGCATGGATGACGCCCGGCTTCGTCGCTTCACCATGGAGCGGCTGAAGATGGGAGAGCAGGCCGCCGTCGAGCGGATCTTCTCCGAGGGCGGATTCGGCAACACCCCCACGTTGCAGGATCCGGACGCGACCCTCAGCGTCTCCGACTGCACCACCGACAACATCGTTGCCAGTCTCGCTGCCCTGGAGCGGGACATCTACGCGGTGTACGGCCCAGCAGCAACACTGCACGTTCCGTTCGTCGCGGCGCCGTATATGTCCTCCGAGCACCTGATCTATTGGGACGCCTCCAAGGGCATGTGGACCACCGCCGCCGGTACGAAGGTGTCCATCGGCAACTACGCCAACGAAAGCAACAACGGCACCCCCGCCGCCGCCGGTACCGCCTGGCTGTACATCACTGGCCAGGTGACCCTTTGGTACACCCAGGATGCCGACGTGTTCATTCCAACTATGGCCCAGGCCCTGAACCGAACCACCAACCAGGTGTACGCACAGGCGGAGCGCGAGTGGCTCGTGGCCTACGAATGCGCCAAGTTCGCGATCAACGTAACGCTCTGCGCAGCAGCTTAGGAGACCTAACAATGGCGACCATTTTCCCCGCAGTTGGCGAAGAGAAGGCTGTTGCACAGCAGCTCCTGAACATGGCCGACTCGGCTCGTGACGTGAAGATCATCACCGATACTGCACCTGGTACCGGCTACGTGGCCTTCTCTGTTCCGGACGAGCTGGGCGATCGATACATCGAGGCTCAGAGGCTTGCCAAGGACATCGACGAGGAGATCCAGAAGCGGCTTGCCGCCGAGGATGAAGAGGAAGCTTCGGTTCCCAAGAAGCGCGTCGGTCGTCCTCGCAAGCAGCAGGCCAAGGTCGAGGCCGAGGAGACCGCCGACGCCGAGATCGAAGAGGATGAAGAAGAGGACCCTAAGGAGTAACAAGTGGTTGCTGTTTGCTTTGCTCCTATTCGGGTCCCGGCTGTCCGGGTCACGGCACTGGACGCTTGCGGTGCGGTAAGTACCTCCGTTTGCTCCAGCGTGGCCAGCACCGGCATCATCACCATTGAGCAGACTGGTGAATACAACGAGCGCCAGGACTTCTTCACGCTCAATGCCGATGGTCAGCCTTGTGTGACGGACACCAGCCCGCCGATTCTCAAGTGGATCAACCTGGTCCTCACCTTCTGCAAGGTGGACCCGGAGATGTTCAACTTGATGACCGGTGAACCCCTGGTCCTCGACGACTCGGCCTCCCCACAGGCGATTGGTTTCCGTACCCGCGAGGGTTCGGTGAACACCGTCAACTTCGCCTTCGAGGCGTGGACGAGAATCAGTGGCTCCAACAACTGTTCCGGCGGCACGTTGCAGTTCGGCTACTTCCTTCTGCCGTGGGTCATCGAAGGCACCGTTGGCGACCTGACCCTCCAGAACGGGCTGGCCACCTTCACCGTGAACGCGCGGACGCGCTCGTCCGCACTGTGGGGCAGCGGCCCGTACAACATCCGGTTGGTACTCAGCGGCGCCGACCTGGGTGAGCCCCGGCCGCTACTGACGCCGATCGCGGTGGGGGACCATCGACACATCCAGCTCACGACCCTGGCTCCGCCAGCGGACGCCTGCGGCTGCGTTGATGCGACACCTGCCTTCGTCATCGCCCCTGGTGCTGGAGCTGCCCCGTTGGCTGTTGTCGCGACCCATCCAACTGGCCTGGTTTACCCGATCATGATCGACTGGGGCGACGCTACGGCCACTGAGATAGACGCTGCTGGTCCGAGCACCAACCACAGCTACACAGTGCCCGGTTCGTACACCGCGACCCTGCGCCAGTCGACGATCTCGGGTCCGACCTGGACCTCCAACGTGGTAGTTGTGTCCTGACAAGGAGAAATGACAAATGCCTCTCACCTCCTCCCTGCCGGTTAGCGCCTCAAACGGACGCCGGGTTGGCGTCCGGGGTGTCGACGTCCTGGAGGGCGCCAACGCCCGGATGGGTGTCGCCGTCCTGGTGAACGGCTCCGTCACCGTTGCCAACACCTCGATCACGGCAAACACCAGGGTCTTCCTGACCACTCAGGTGGTCGGCGGCACCCCGGCGTTCCCTCGCCTCAGCACCGTCACCCCGGGTGTCTCGTTCGTGATCATCAGTGCGGCGGCCGACACTTCGACGGTGGCCTGGTTGCTCGTGGAACCGGCGTAACGTGAAGCCTTCCGTCGGCAGGATCGTTCACTACGTCTCGTACGGCACTCCGGGTGGCGAGTATGCCTCGGAGTGCCGTGCAGCCATCATCACGTTCGTCGCCAACGCGGAAATGGGCATGGTGAACCTGGCCGTGCTCAATCCAACGGGCCTGTTCTTCAACCCGTGCTCTTATGATGAGGACAAGGCTGGCGGCACCTGGCACTGGCCGGAGCGCGTAGACGAGTAGGGGGTAGCTGCCGATGGTTGATACCCCTTGCGACTGGCCAGCCGTTGATCCCATCTGCTGCACGGGTTGGGACGAGTTCGACGTCACCGTTCAGCAGGCAGCAACGGACTACGCACAACTGGTGATGTGGTCCACCACGGGGCGCCAATTCGGCCTATGCCCGAAGGTTGTACGCCCGTGTGGCCGGTGGCGCCAGAACGTCCCTTCGATCGTGGGCTTCGAGTGGCTCGGATACGGCAGTGGTGGGGCCTTCCTGGGCCCGTACATCGACAACAACGGGATCTGGCGTAACTGCGTCTGCCCCAACGTGTGCTGCACCTGTCATGCCCGGTGCGAGGTACTGCTACCTGGCCCGGTGGACAGCGTCTCCGAAGTGATCGTTGACGCTGCAACCATCCCAGCCAATGCCTATCGGGTAGACGACGCCCGAGTCCTCGTCCGCACCGACGGGGAATGCTGGCCCGACTGCCAGGACTACAACGTCGACTCGGGCGATGGGTTCTTCCAAGTCACCTACCTGCGAGGCAAGCCCGTCCCCGACTCGGTGGCTACGGCCATGTCAGTCCTGGCCTGTGAGTTTGCCAAGGCCTGTACGGGTGCCCCTTGTCGACTTCCCGGACGGATCACTTCCATCACCCGGCAGGGTGTGCAGGTGAACATGGTGGACACGGACACACTGATCCGGCGTCGGCTGACCGGCATCATGGAAGTCGATCAGGTGATCTTGTCCTACAATCCTGGTGGACTGATCCGCCGCCCCATGATCTGGTCCCCTGACGCACCGACGATCAGAAGGGTCACCAGTGCTTGACCAGTCGATCCTGCCGGTCGCCCAGGAGCTACTGACATGCTTCTGCACGTCACTGAATGCCAACCCGGACCCGCCAGAAATCTGCTGCTTGAGGGTGGGTCAGCGGGTATCCGCGCTGATCTCCGCCAACGATGACGAGTGCTGCCGAGGCCTGGCCTGGGTGCGGGTGGTCAGTGACTTCCCCTCCAACGACTTCCCTGAGCAGCTGACCACCCCGATAGGGAACTGTCCCCCTGGCTGGTTGGCGGTGATCCTCGAGATGGGCGTGCTGCGCTGCGCCCCGGCGGGCACCATCTTCGATCTGCCCACTTGTCCCGAGTGGACGGCGCTGTTCACGACCCTGATGAACGACTCGGCGGCCATGAGGGACGCATTCTGCTGCCTGGACCTGGACGTCTCTGCGAAGCTGTTGGGTATCTGGGAGCCGCTGGAGGTCGAGGGCGGCTGTACCGGAGGTACCCGAACGGTGACGGTCTGGGTGCCGAGCTGTCTGGACTGTTGAGGAGGTTGACGTGAACAAGAGGTTGGTGAAGGTTGCCATCGCCTTCGGTCTCATGAACCAGGGTGAGGTCTACGAGGCTGACATCGACGACGACAACACCAAGCATCTGCTCAGTGTGGGCTACTTGGTACAGATGGACAGTCCCGAGAAGTTTTTTGTTGCTCAACCGGAGTCCGAGATAGAAGGTACTTCGAAGGTAGGTGGCTCGGCACCGAGGGCGAAGAAGAGTGGCTCGACTTCAACTCAATAGGGGCGCCGTCGAGAGGACTGCTACCTCGGCTGCGGTCAGCCTGGTGAGCAGGGCCATGCGTGGCACCGAGAACCGGGCCAAGCAGTTGGTGGGCGTCAAGACCGGGGAGACCCGGGCCAGCATCCAGTCGGGATTCACGAGAGTGAGTCGCAATGGCGTCACCGGCCGGGTGGGGTCCAGGCTCGCGAAGGCCCACTACTACCACGAGGGCACCAGGGCACACATCATCCGACCGAAGCGGAAGAAGGCGCTCCGGTTCGTCAGCGACGGAACGGTGTACGTGCGGGCCCTCGTGCATCATCCAGGGATCGGCTCTACGCCGTTCCTGACCACCGCCCTGTTCGAGGTGGCTGTCCCCTTGGGTTTCAGGGTCGAGCGGTTCCCACCAGCCCGTTTGATGCCCAGGGAGGGTACCCTGACTCCATGACCAAGCCCGCACTCGCCATTACTATCGCCGGTCGTGACATCGCACTCCAGGCTCCCAATGATGGCCAGCTAGCTGCTGCCATGAAGATTCTGAGCAACGCTCGCCGGGACATGACTGCCGAGGAGAGAAAGCCCGAAGAGGATCGGGATTACAGTCCAGCCATCGTCGCTACTGGGAAGTTGCTTCGGATCATCGACATGCTGATTGCCAACGAGGAGGATCGTGACTTCCTCGAAGACAAGATGATTGCTGGTGAGGTTGGACTCCTGGAGCTGATCGTCGTGTTCGAGGTCTTCAACGTCGACAAGGCCGAGAAGGCCCCAACCACGGGGCCCAAGACCAGGGCTCGGCGTGTCAAGTGACCCACTTGCCAGCATTCGATCGTGGCCAATAGCCATCACCTTGGCGGAGTCTGAGTTCGTCATCCCGCCACAGAGTGCAGCCGCGTGGTTGGTGGTTCTCATGGAGGAGCGGATCCAGACTCTGGATCTCGTTCCAGGGATGCTCCGTCCGGATGATCAGCAAGAGGTTATCGACCTCCTGGCCGAGGGGCGAATCGACCTGAAGGAGATCAACGAGGTCTGCCTGGAAGTGATCCGCTCCGCGTCGGGTCGCGACTGGTGGTGGACCATGCGGATGCTGGCAGTCCTCGCCGACATGTGGCCTGCCCTCTTCGGTCAGATGGCAGATATGGACTTGGAGAGGGTCCCCCTTGGCGCGTTTCTGGACCGGGCATACTTCATCTGCATTCAGCACATGCCAGAGGACAAGCGCAAACTGTTCGATCTGGAGCTGGAAGCTGTCCCTGAAGGGGTCGAAGTAGAGCTGGATGAGGATGCCGAGAGCAGAGCATTCCTCCAGATGATGCAGCAGGCGCAGCAGTTCTAAAGGTTAGGGATCTCCCCTATCATGTGAAGCACATGGGGAGGTGATCCCAATCGCCAACGGCCTCGGTAAGGCCTTCATCGAGATCCACGCCGATACCCGACCCTTCGCCAAAGAGGTGTTCGTCGAGGTCAAGGCGATCTTGGAAGCTGTCGAGAAGACGATTGGGCCCGCCTCCAAGAAGCTTGGCGAAAGTATCGGGGAGAAGGTCTCCGAAGGGGTCAAGACCAAGGGCAAGAGGATCTCCGAGACCCTCAAGCAGGCCGTGGATCGAGACCGACCCACGGTCAATGTTGATGTCGATGTCGATCGGCGCGGCTTCCGCGCCTTCCTCAACAGTACCAAGACCCAGATCCTCGGTCTTGGCAGCACCATCAAGGACTCGTTCGGCAGCATCTTCTCTGGCCTGAAGACCTTCGTAGCGAACATCTTCAACATCCCCGAGAAGAGTCCTCTCACCTCGGTACTCACCGTGCTGGCCGTAGGAGTATTGCCAGCACTGATCCCCCTGGTGATTGCGCTGGCCGCAGCTATTGCCGACCTGGCCGGCTTCCTGTTCCTTGTTCCTCCTGCATTGTCTGCGATTATTGCCCTAGTTCCACCCTTGATCCTGGGGTTTGGGGCGATAGCAGACGCAGTGGAACTGGCCTTCACCTCGGATCCGAAGAAGTTCCGGGAGGGCCTGCGGGCGCTATCCCCGCTGATGCAGAGCCTGACCAAGACGATCAGGGAGTTTGCTCCGGCGATCGAGGACATCGGGGCGCGGATCCAGAACGCCTTCATCGGGCCCCTGACCAAGGTACTAGCCCCGGTGCTGGAACGGCTGGTCCCCCTGATTGGCAGGGGACTGGAGGGTGTATCGGCTGCCCTGGGTAGGCAGCTCGCCCAGTTCGTGGACTTCCTGGGAAGCCCCACCTTCGAAAGCTTCCTGAACAAGCTGTTCCCATCGGTCATTCGAATGATCGATCGACTCGGGCCGTCGATCATTCGACTCTTCGATGCATTCACGGTTGCCTCAGAGAAGACGCTGCCATTCCTGGAGCGGTTCGCCGATGGATTCGGGGACCTCATCGATCGCTTCGCCATGTGGATCGAGGCAGCAGCTCAGGATGGCAGACTGGAGGACTTCCTCGAAGATGCCTTCGCCAGCCTGGAGGACATCGCCGCGTTGACGGGGTCGATCCTGGGCCTGTTCCACACCTGGTTCACGGAGACGGACGATGAGGGGCGAACGCTTCTAGAGATCTTCACTGAGCTGTTCCAGCAGTTCGACACCTTCTTCAGGTCGGAGAACGGGCGCAAGCTGCTGGGAGACCTAGCTGATCTTGCAATCATCTTCGCCGACAACCTGAAGCTGATCATCCCTATCGCCTTCTCGTTGCTACTGCCCTTCATTGAGATCTCCATTGCCATCAACAAGATCATCCTGTTCATCCGGATCATGATCGAGGCACTGAAGCAGGCGTTGGGACTGAAGAACAGCCTGGACAACACGAACAAGTTCATCAAGTCCCGTACCAACGTCCAGGGAACCCCCTTCGCTGAGGGTGGCTTCGTTACTCGCCCGACTGCGGCGCTGGTTGGTGAGGCTGGCCCTGAGCTGATCATCCCGCTGACGAAGCCCAACCGGGCCGCCGCTCTGCTCCACGAGGCTGGGCTGCTCGGCCCCATGAACGTGTACGTGTTCCTGGGCAGCTCGCAGATCACCGACATCTTGGACATTCGCGTGGACCGGAAGCTGGAGCAACAGGCCAGGTCGATAGCCAACGGGCCAAGGAGCACCTGATGCCCACCATCACCGCCACCCCGTTCATCAACCTGTCCTACGTGCTGGTGGAAACCGACTGGGCCGACATCCCAGCGGCCACCTGCATCCGGGTCGTTCGGGTCAGCGTGGTCGATGGCAAGGAGACCCCGCTGCGGCCCTACGTGGCACCCTGTGGCGAGTCGGGAGAGTTCCTGGAGCTATCCGGTGGGCACGCTACATTCTGGGACACTGAGGCCCCGCTGGACACGGCGTTCTTCTACCGGGCCGAGGCGTCCGACTTCGCGTTGTTGGATCATGAGATCCGGGACTCGTTCTCCCGGACCCTGACCAACGAGTGGAACCCCGGCGTGGACACCGGGCAGACATGGACCCTGGAGTCGGGTGGTGGCCTCGCCGATTTCGACGTGGGTGCCGGCGTCGGCACCATCGCCTTGGGCGCGGTGAACAACAGTCGGCGCAGCTCCATCGGATCCAATATCTCCGACGCTGACGTGTATCGAGACGTCCTGATCCCAGTAACGGCAACCGGTGCCGCCATTCAAAGCGCGGTAATGACCAGGTATATCGACACCGGGAACATGTACCGGTACCAGGCAGCGTTCGAAACCACCGGCCTGATCACCTTGTCCATCATCCGCCGAATTGCTGCGGCGGACACGACGGTGGCAACACTAGCCACCGGTATCAGCTACTCCCCAGGAGACTGGTTCACTGTCCGGGGCAAGGTGATGGGCACCTCCCACATGGCCAAGATCTGGCTCAGGGGAACCACCGAGCCATCCGCCTGGATGGTGACTGGCACCGACTCCTCAGTTTTGGTGGCTGGCAAGGTGGGTGGTCGGGAGATCCTTGCTGCGGGTAACACGAATGCGTTGCCGGTGACCCTGTCGGTGGACAACTTCCTCGCCGTGGTCGACTTCGTGGTCACCGAGACCGAGCCGTTGACGATGCCCAGCAATGGCTACTTCTGGCTGAAGGACCCTGTGCGTCCATGCCTGGATCGGCGGCTGACCACCAGCAAGATGCTGACCCCTGACTGCCCACCAGGTTTGGGTTTGTTCTTCATCAGCATGGACACCGAAGGGTACAACCCGAACGCGATCCAGGTGCTGCCGACCAACTCCCCCGACCTGATCCATGTGAGCCGGTCCCGTAGCAAGGTCAGCAGCACGTTGACGATTGCCACCCGTACCTTCCAGGACCGGGACGATGCCCTGACACTCAATGCGGCAGGTGGCCCGCTGCTGTTCCAGGCGGCACCTGACTATGGCATCCCAGACCGATACATGGGCATTGGCACTATTGGCGTCACCCGTGGCCTGCCAGACCACCGTTACCAGGCCCGCATCGTCACCATGCCATTCGCCGAGGTGCTCCGGCCAGTGGGTACTACACAGGGGATCTGTGGCTCCAGATTTATGGATCTTTGCGACATCTACTCCACCTGGGAGGAGATGGAGGATGCGGGCCTGACCTACGAGAGTCTGATCGCTGGAGCTGCATCCCCGCCGGCCGAGGGCTTCAACAGTTGGGACGACATCGAGGCCGGATACGCCGACTGGGATGCCGTCGAGGCTGCGTTCCCCACCTGGGGCGATGTAGCAGGTGGCCCCTGATGTTGGCCCAGGGAACGGATCTGCTGTACCGCCAGGCGTTGGCCAGTAGTCATCGCCCCTACCTTCGCGTCGAAGTATGGGTGGCTGACGGCTCGGAACGCCTGGCCAGTGATCTGATCTACGAGACTGGGTCCATCAGGGCTTCACTGTCCTCGCGGGTGACCCGGACCTTCGACTTCACCGTGGACGAGTCACTGTTCCCTTTCCAGGTGGACGACCTGCTCAATCCCTACAGCAGGGAGGTCAGGGCGTTCCGGGGAATCGAATTCGCTGACGGTAATCGATACGTCTGGCCCGTGTTCCGGGGACGGATCATCAACGTTCGACTGGGGCCTGAGGCAACTGCCACTGTCTCCTGCAATGACAGGGCGGGGGACGTTGTCACCGCGACCTTCGAGGCGCCACACAACTCA